GATCATCAGTAATGATTTTAAAACTTCCAAAAACTTTTGGTGAAGAATACTCAAATGAAAACATTCCTACAAATGGTGCGTTAGAAATACTAGGGTCATCTGTAGGTCAATTTGCAAAAATAGATTATTCACCATCATTACATGAAAGAGATTTTTATATATTTCCTTATGATATGAGGCATTGTGTTTATCCATTTAATGGGACAAATGAAATAAGAAGAACTTTAGCTGCAAATTGTGATGTTCAATTTGATCCAATGACAACTAGTGGAGTAACGTAAGATGTTATTACCACGAGAGCCAAGTTGGAAATCTTTTATAGTTATAACAAAAGATCCGATATTCACACCCGATCAATGTAATAAAATTATAGAAGTTGGAAGAAGTTTACCTAAACAACAAGCTGAAATAGGAGGTGTGCAAAAAGGTGAAATAAATCCAAATACTAGACTTTCTAATATTTCTTTTATACCTTTTGAATCTTTAGTTCCTATGTACAGAGAATTAGAAAAAGTAATGTTAAAATACAATAGAAACCATTTTGGTTTTGAAGGTATGGAGATTGCTGAACACGCTCAATATACGGAGTATTCAGAGGGTGGTTTTTACAATTGGCACGTTGATAGTTTTTTAGATCACCCAAATCAGCCACCTGTAAGAAAAATATCTATGAGTTGTTTGTTATCTCGTGAAGATGAATTTGAAGGTGGAGATATGGAATTTTTTGATGAGAATAGATCAGTTAAATTAAAACAAGGTCATGCTATTTTTTTTGCTTCTTTTATTAGACATAAGGTACAACCAGTAAAGCGGGGAAATAGAAAATCTTTAGTTATGTGGTTTGGTGGGCCTCCTTTTAAATGATTTTTAGAGAAGAACATTTTCCAACCTCAATTTATATTAGTGATTTAAAAAATCAAAATTTAAACAATAATTTAGAAAAAAATATATTAGCATGGGCTAATAAGGATAAGGGAGTTACAAGAACAAATATCAAAGGGTGGCACTCCACAACTGATATGCACAAAAAAGAAGAATATAAAGAAATAGTTAATTTATTATACAGAGCTCAAATGACTATTTATCAACAAGAACATTTAGACTCTGAAGCTTTTTTAGGAAGTATGTGGGCTAATATAAATCCTCCAGGGGGAATGAACAGAGCACACATGCACCCTAACTCCTTATGGTCTGGTGTTTATTATGTTAAAGCATCAAAAAATTCTGGTATGTTAAGAATAGATGATCCAAGATCTGCTGCTGCAATGTCTAGGCCTAGAATGAAAGAGGGAACTCCACCTTCAAGATTATGGAGAGAACTTAGTTATGAACCAGCTTCTGGTAAATTAATTATGTTTCCATCTTGGCTAGTTCACTCAGTAGATCCAAATGAATCTAACGACATAAGAATATCTATATCTTTTAATTTTCTTCAAAAGTGTATGATGGTATGAATCTGTGTTTAAATATTCCAAATAAAATTTGGTATATAAATGATTTTTTAGATTATGATAGTTATAAAAAAATTCATAATTTTGTTACGAGAAATAGAAATAAATTAAATATACATGATTCAAAAAAATTTTGGAGTAAAATGCTTTATGAAAATATTGAAACACCTTTACGATGTTTTGTAGGTATAGACTCTGAACAATTTCAAAAGTTTAAATTTTTATTAAACTATAATCCTTATTGTAATTTAGATACTCGTGATACCGAGGGTTTTGTAGTTCACTATATGAAAAAAGGATCTGGAATTAATTGGCACAATGATGGTAATTGGAAATATGGTATAACTTATTATATAAATAATAGATGGGACGATTGTTGGGGAGGTGAATTAATATATAAAGATGAAGAAATAAACGGATTTATTAAACCAATAAGAAACTCTTTACTTATTATAAAATCTCCAATTCAACATAAAGTTGTTCCTGTTTTAAATAATTTAGTGCCTAGAATTACAATACAAATGTTTTTGAAATAATAATATGAATTTTTTACAAGAGTTAAAAAATATAGTTGATCAACATAAAATTAATATAACTGAAAAAGAATTATTAGATCTTTTACAAAACACAAAACGCTGGCCTCTTTTTTATCCTTGGGGCCAACCAACTATAGAAATTATTAATAATCTTGGACGCACATCAACAGATTTTTATGAAAATATTAATTCAAATGGTCCAGCATATTTAGACTATGAAAAATGGTATGAATACTATGAACTTGGTTACACAACTATTATATCAAATATTTTTGATTTAACGGATGATTTAAGAAAACTTGATAAAACTTTAAAAAAATTTATTGGTTGTTCTATAAATGCTAATTTTTATTTTTCTAAACCAGGTCAAGTGCCTAGTTTTAAACATCACTCTCATCCTTATCCTGTAATTGTAAAACAAATCTATGGCAATTCTAATTGGAAATTAGGCGAGAGAGAGTTTATTTTAAAACCAAATGAGTCTTTAATTATACCTGCAGAAACAATGCATGGTGTAACTTATAAACAAGATAAAAAACTATCACTAACAATTAATCTAGAATAATATGAAAAAAGTTTTTGTAGATAAATATACGTTTCTTGACAAAAGTGTTTTAGAAGCAAACAATAAAAAATTTTACAGATTTTTTAATGTATGCCCTTTATCTTATAAAGAAAAATTTGTAGAAGACGCTAATAAATTAGTAAAACAAGATTATGTATCAAACACGGTGCCTCCTATTCAAACGTTAAATCAAACCTATATAGAAAAGACTAAAGGTTTAGAGCATTGGGATTTTTTATACAATTACATAAAAGAAAAATTATTTAAAATTTTTAATCAAAATTTTAAATATAAACAAAGTTGGATTAATATAAGCACAGAAAATAACGCTTATACATTTCATAGTCACCATTGTGACATGACTTGTATTTATTATGTAAAAAATAATTATCCAGTTTTTGGTACTAATATTGAACATGATTTTATAATTCCATTTATAGAAAATTCTTTAATGTTTTTTGATGGTAGAATACAACACTCTGTAGAAAATATGCCAAAAGAATTATTATCAACCCCTAACAATTACAGATACACAATAGTATTTGATTTTAATTTAGAATAATTTATATATGCAAAATATGTTTAAGGAAAAAAAATATCAAATAATTAAAAATGCCTTACCTTATGACATTAGTAATTTTATATTTAATTATTTTTTACTTAAAAGAGACGCAGTTGATTTTATGTATAAAAATAACATAAACTCAGAAACCTCAATATTAGGAACATGGAAAGATCAACAAATACCAAATACATTTTCTTGTTATGGTGATTTTGTAATGGAAACACTATTGGTTAAAATGTTACCAGTAATGAAAGAACACACTGGTTTAGATTTAGTACCTACATATTCATATGCAAGATTGTATAAAAAAGGCGATGAATTAAAAAGACATAAAGACAGACCTAGTTGTGAAATATCTTGTACTTTAAATTTAGGAGGAAACCCTTGGCCTATATTTATAGATGGCACAGGTGCTGATTCTATAATTGATGAACAAAAAAATATTCATAAACCCAACGCTCCAGCAGGCACAGAGGTCAATCTTGAAATAGGTGACATGTTAGTATATAGTGGATGTGAATTTGAACATTGGCGAAAACCTTTTAACGGGAATATTTGTGGTCAAGTATTTTTACATTATAATCACGTAAATGGTCCCTTTGCTAACAAAAACAGATTTGATGGACGACCTATGTTAGGTCTACCATCGTTTGTAAAATAGTATTATTTAAGTTTACCTTCTTGTCTCATTTTGGCTCTTATTTTCGTTGCCGATATTTTTTGTATTTCCTCTGACAACACTATCTCTTCAATTTTGTAACCAACCCCTCTCCCATAACAAATATTTGTAATATTGGGGACCAACATAATTTTAAAACGACCTTCAAACTCTGGATTAAGTCTATCTTCTATATTTTTTTTAATTGTATCAAAATCGAAAGGATTATCATCCACTCCTTGTACATCTCTTATTTGAATACAAACTTGTCCAGTTTTTTTAATAATTTCCTTAAATAAAGTATAATGGCCATCGTGAAATGGTTGCCATCTTCCTAACATTTGTGCAGTTGGCTTTTTATTATCCCACTGATATGTCATCGTATATTTTTATTGCCCAGTTTTTAGCGTCTTGAGTCGTTACATGAAAATCATACTTGTCTGGTTTGACAAACATTTTATTGGTATCTTCAAATCTACCTTCTTTTATAGTATCAACCCAAACAACATAATCTGATGGAAATAAGCTTCTAGCCTCAGGGGTTGGACAGATAAAATCTGCAATTACATAGTTATTATCTTTTCGAAGTTTTAAAGCAAAATCAGCCATTCTTTTTGCCTGTCTTTTTCTTCCTTCTTCAGAAAAATCCCAATCATTTGCCTCTTTTCTTACCTCATCTGCATTAAGCCTTTTTGCATTTAGTAAAGGTGCAAGTTCATTAGCCAGGGTAGTTTTTCCTGATCCAGGCAAACCTATTATCAAAATTATTTTCATCATTAAATCTTTCTGTTAATAAGTATATAATATTTTTTTAAAAAAGCAATTTGAGAGCAATATTTTTAGTCTATTGAAATAGCGTTTAATCTGCTATAATTAGAGGTTATGTTACAAAAAATAGGATTTCAGCCAGGTATAAATAAACAAATATCCGAAACCACAGCAGAGGGTCAATGGGTAGATTGTGATAATGTTAGATTTAGATATGGCACACCTGAAAAAATAGGTGGTTGGAATCAATTAGGTGGCACAGGATCTAACGAATTAACCGGTGCAGGTAGAGGACTTCATCAATTTATAAATAGTTTATCTAGAAAATATTCTATCATAGGAACTAACAGGGTATTATACGCTTTTTCTGGAGGAGTATTTTATGACATACACCCTATTAAAACAACAACCACGCTTACAAGTGCATTTACCACGACCAACGGATCATCTATTATTACAATAACTTTTAGTACATCTCATGGTATAAATCCACAAGACATCATACTACTAGATAATTTTTCTACAATTACAAATTCTAATTTTGGTTCGTCTGATTTTGATGATAAAAAATTTATGGTAACAAGTGTACCAACAGCAACTACTATTACGATCACCATGCCATCAAATGAATCAGGATCTGGTGCAACAACTTCAGGCGGTATACGAGTACAACATTATTATCCTGTTGGACCAGCAGTGCAGGCAAAAGGTTTTGGTTGGGGCTTAGGGTCTTGGGGTGGTGAAGATACATCTGCTTTAACTACAACTTTAAATGGAGCATTGTCAGATAATACTGCAGGAACAGGTGGATCAGGGACATCAATAACTTTAACTGATGCTTCACAATTTCCTAGTTCAGGCACAAACTTTATTCAAGTAGGTAATGAAGAAATTTCTTATACAGGAGTTTCTGGAAACGATTTAACAGGTATTACAAGAGCTGTTAGAAACTCTACTAGATCAGCACACTCTGATGGTGCGACTGTTACAGACTCATCAGATTTTGTTGCATGGGGTGAAGCAGCATCTGGTGACTTAGTATTAGAGCCAGGTATGTGGTCACTTGATAATTTTGGTGACAAAGCAATTTGTTTAATACATGATAGTGCAGTCTTTTCATGGGATTCTAGTTTATCAAATGCAACAGATACAAGAGCTACAATTATTACTGGTGCACCTACTGCATCAAGACACATGGTTGTATCTACACCGGATCGTCACTTAGTATTTTATGGAACAGAAACAACTATAGGTGATACATCTACACAAGATGACATGTTTATTAGATTCTCGGATCAAGAAGATATAAATACATATACACCTACAGCAACCAATACAGCTGGTACACAAAGACTGGCCGACGGATCACAGATCAGAGGAGCAATCAGAGGTCGTGATGCAATATATGTTTGGACTGATACGGCACTATTTACACAACGTTTTGTTGGTCAACCATTTACGTTTGCCTTTTCACAAGTTGGAACACATTGCGGACTTGTTGGACAGAACGCATGTGTTGAAGTTGATGGTGTCCCTGTGGCCATCCTAGTAGTCATTATTCCTATGACCT